CTTCTGTAAATCTTCCAGCTTTCAATTTATATAATTTTCCATTAAAAGTTCCCCATATATGCACACTGTTATATTTGTCAATACTAGCAGATATATCATCTAATTGTATATCGCCAGTTGAAATAACAGTAGAAGGAATACCATCAGCTTGAGAATAAAAATGTTCCAATTTATTGCTATATTTATACAATAATCCTACTATAATTATAACAATTACTAAAACAAACAATCCTATACATAATTTATTATCCATATGTTATTATTATAAGATAATAAAATAAAAAAAAATTTATGAATTATTGTCATAACTACACACATTGTCAAAAAATGATCGGAATATAAATTGTTCTTCTAATATTCCAGTACAATTTTCAATAAAAATTCTACTTTCTTTTAGTACTAATACTTTACCATACAAGTTATATGGTGAAATTAATACAACAGGTGATTCTTTAAGAGAAAATTGGGAGTTTCTTTCCTTATCAATAGTTATATAATTCATTTTTGCTAAATAATCTTTTTCAGTTTCTATAACTTCTATATTAAAATGTATTTGGGGATTACGCATTTGATATTTCCAATCATATTCTATTGAAAGATTAAATCCATTATATTTAAGACAACCATCATTTACAAATATCATATATTTATCTACAAATTTTGCATTCTCAATTACTCTTGAGAAATTAAGAATAGAACCATCAGCTAAATTTTGTAATGAAACTTTTTTTTTTAAATAAAAATCGTCAAATGATGTTCTATGCTTACTATTTTTTTTATTTATATTTGTTATTTGTTTGTTTAATGATACTATTTGTTCTTCATATTCTTTCATTTTTTCATCTGTATCAGGATCTGAATTATCAAAAGTTTTTTTTATCAATTCTTCTAATTGGGTTTTATATTTTTCATGAAATTTAGCATATATTTTGCTAGTTTCATTAATTTCATCACTTTTTAATCCTGTAGTTTCTTGTATTTTTAATGCATTTTTATCTAAATCACCTAAATATTTAATAAGTTCTTTTTTACTTAAAAGTCTTTCAGGGATGTATAAATCTCCTTCACATACATCATTATAAATTTTATCTTTTATATTACGCTTAATATCTAATAAATTGAGTTTTTTTAGAGAATAAAGTTCTTCTATTAATGTTTCATTATCAAATGAACTGTTTTCTAATTCATTGTTTAATTCTATTATTTCTGAAATAAAATCAATATCTGGCATAGAAAGTTCAAGAGCACCTGTTGGGATTAGTTCTTCACTATTATAATTTTCAATTAGTTCATTAATATAATTTGTATCTTCAACGTATTTTCTTGAAAAATAAAAGTTTTTAGCAGCATGTAATGTTTCAAAGAATGTTTGACTAATAGAATTATAATTTTTTAATTCTCCTACATTTTTAACTAGTAAATTATATTCTTCATCATTTTCGTCCTTTGTTAATGATAATTTGATAAAATTATCCAACATTGATTGTGATAATTTAAATTCTATCTGTACTGCGAAGAAAACACAATTTAAAGTTTCGTCGTCAGAAATCTGTAATGTGCAGAAGTCCTTTATCATATCATTAAAAGTTTTAGTTTTGATATCAGTAATAATATTGCTAGAAGTAGTAATACCATCAGTAAATTGTTCTGTTATTCCTGTATCTAATGTAGTTGTTGGTGGTTGTGTTGTTGGTGATTGTGTTGTTGGTGATTGTGTTGTTGTTGGTTGTGTTGTTGGTGATTGTGTTGTTGGTGATTGTGTTGTTGGTGATTGTGTTGTTGGTGATTGTGTTGTTGGTGGTTGTGTTGTTGGTGGTTGTGTTGTTGGTGATTGTGTTGTTGGTGGTTGTGTTGTTGGTGGTTGTGTTGTTGGTGATTGTGTTGTTGGTGGTTGTGTTGTTGGTGGTTGTGTAGTTGGTTCTATATAATCTTTAATTACATATTTATGAGTTTTGAATTCTTCAGATTCTTCAGATTCAGGTATGATTTTTTCGGCGTATAATCTATTAAAATTAATATTTCTACTAATAAGTAATTTTAAAAATTCCTGTATAAATTCATCATGGGACCCAGTGTTAAATTTAATTGTCCCACCTTTAGTAATTGGTGTATTTGTATTAAAAAATATTGTATAAATTTTTTCTTCACGGAAATTTGGTTTTTTTAAATTACATACTCTATTTTCATTGAAATTCTCTAGTTTAAAATTGTAAAGTCTATAGAATAATGAAAATAAGACTATAATAATTATTGCTATTAAAATATATGTAGTCTTCATACTCTTATTAAATTACTTAGATATTTTATTTAATAGTAAAATAAAAATTGATTTAAACATAACTGAAAATAAACAATAACATTCATAGTCTATGGCATCTAAACAAAAGTATCAAAAATATACACATCTAGAACACATTAAGAAACTTCCTGACACATATGTGGGTTCAATAGAGAAAACTACAGAAGAAATTTGGTTTTTTGACAATTCAAGTAATCGTATGAAAAAAGGACCTGTTTCTTTTGTTCCAGGAGAATTCAAAATTTTTGACGAAATTATAGTGAATGCACTTGACCAATACACTAGAACATGTGAATCAACTGATCCTAATACTATTCGTGTTAAAAACATTAGGGTGACATATGATGCTTCTTCAGGTGAAATTTCTGTTATGAATGATGGTGATGGTATTCCAGTTCAAAAGTTTGAATCGGAAGAAATATATATTCCTGAAATGATTTTTGGTTCTCTTCTTACTAGTTCTAACTATACAGAAGGAGAAAAGAAACATGTTGGTGGAAAGAATGGATATGGTGCTAAACTTACCAACATTTTTTCAAAGAAGTTTTCTGTAGAAACAATTGACCACTATTCTAAAAAATCTTTCAGTATTACTTTTTCAGATAATATGAGTTCTAAAACTAAACCTGAAATTAAAACTTGTAGGAACAAACCAATGACAAAAATCACATACATCCCCGACTACAACCTACTTGGAGGACAAAGTGGGCTTTCAACCGATATGATTAAAATTATTGAGAAGAGAACATTTGATATGGCGGCTTGCACCGATGACAAAACAAGCGTATTCTTGAATGACACTAAGGTTGAATACAAAAATTTTGAGAAATATACCCAAATGTATCTTGGTGATAAATCAGAAACTCCTAGAGTATTTGAGGCTCCCAATGAACGATGGAGTATTGTTGCGGCACTTAATCCACATATTAACTTTGAACATATTTCATTTGTAAATGGAATCAATACCTATCAGGGTGGAAAACATGTAGAATATATTTCTAATCAAATTTGTAAGAAAGTATCGGCACTCATTAAAAAGAAGAAGAAAATTGATGTTAAACCAGTTTTTATCAAAGAGAATCTAATGTTGTTTGTAAAGAGTGTTATTGATAATCCAAGTTTTAATAGTCAGACCAAAGAAACACTTACAACAAATGCCTCCAAGTTTGGAAGCAAGTGCGAACTTTCAGATAAATTCATTGAAGGTGTTCTTAAGTGTGGTATTATGGAAAAGGCATTGGCACTTAATCAATTGAAAGAACAAAAGGATATGAAAAAGGGTGATGGTAAAAAGCAGAACAAGATTAGAGGAGTTCCAAAATTGGAAGATGCAAATTGGGCAGGAACAGCAAAATCTAGTCAGTGTTGTCTTATTCTCACCGAAGGAGACTCGGCAAAAACAATGGCTATGACTGGTTTGGGAATCATTGGAAGAGATAAGTATGGTATCTTTCCATTGAAGGGAAAACTTATGAATGTAAGAGACTTGAAAAATATTAAAAAACTTCTAGAAAATGAAGAAATTAATAATATAAAAAAAATTATTGGACTTCAGGCTAACAAAGAATACACAAGCATTGATGAACTGAGATATGGTCAGATTATGGTTTTGACGGATCAGGATGAAGATGGTTCTCATATTAAGGGACTACTTTTTAACCTCTTTCAAACACTTTGGCCTAGTCTCTTTAGTCGTCCTGGATTTCTACTTGGAATGCTAACACCTATTGTTAAAGCTAAGAAGGGTAAATCTTCTTTGGATTTCTATTCTTTAAAGGATTTTAATACTTGGAATGAAACATCGGGAAGTGGATACACATGTAAATACTATAAAGGACTTGGTACTAGTACTCCAGCAGAAGCAAAGGAATATTTCAAGAATCTGAAAACAGTAGTATATGAAGGAGAGACCAATGAAGCAACTGAAGCAATTAATCTAGCATTTGGAAAGACACCAAATTCGGCTGATCAGAGAAAAGATTGGTTGAAGAATTATGATTCAAATTATACTCTAGACTATAACAAGAAACATGTTCCTGTTCATGATTTTGTTCATAGGGACCTAATTCACTTTTCAAATTCAGATAACATTCGTTCCATAGCAAGTGGAATTGATGGTTTTAAACCTTCGCAAAGAAAGGTGCTTTTTGGGTGTTTGAAAAGGAAGTTGTATTCAGAAATCAGGGTAGCACAATTGGCAGGATACATTAGCGAACATTGTGCATATCATCATGGTGAAGCTTCGCTACAGAAAACTATTATCAAAATGGCTCAGCGTTATGTTGGTTCAAACAACATGGAACTACTTGAACCAATTGGTCAATTTGGATCTCGTATTCTTGGTGGAGAAGATAGTGCGCAACCTAGGTACATTCATACACATCTTTCAAGCAATGTAGAAACTCTATTTAATCCTCTGGATGAGAATGTGTATGAATACAACTATGACGATACTCTTCGTGTTGAACCTAAATATTACATCCCACTATTGCCAATGATTCTTATTAATGGATGTAATGGAATTGGAACTGGTTGGAGTAGCGATATTCCTCAGTATAATTATCTTGATATTGTAAGGAATATTAGGGATTATATTAAAAATCCTACTTGTGAATTAACTAAATTGACACCATTTTATAGAGGTTTTACTGGAAGTATTCTTAAAATTGATGATACACACTTTATTTCTAGAGGTATTTTTGAAAAGACAAAGAAACATCAAATTAGGATTACTGAACTTCCTATAGGTTTATGGACAGAAAAATTCAAAGAACATATTGAATCTCTTATTTTTGATACTAAGGCGCCTCCAGCAAAGATTAAGAAGCAATTTATTAGAAATTACACCAGTTATTCAACAGATACTGATATTGATTTCTATATAGATATTGAAGACTCTAAAATTAATGCCATGATTGAGAAGAAGGATGAAAATGGTATTACTGAATTGGAAAAAGCCCTGAACTTGATTTCAAAAATTAGCACAAACAATATGAACTACTATAATCGTGATTCAGTAATCACTAATGTAAATGACCCCAATAAAATACTTAAGGAATTTTGTGAGGTTAAATTGCAATGCTATAAGGATAGAAGAGAATATCAAATTAATAGTCTTAACCGAGACATTGAAAATATTAGTGTAAAAATGCGATTTATTCTTGAATTTATTAGTGGAGAAATTCAAATTAGTAAAAAGAAAAAGAGTGAAATTATCGAACAATTGAAAGCTAGAGGTTATCCAGTATCTCCATCAGAAAACGATTATATGTATCTTCTTCGGATGCCCATCTATAATTTGACATATGAAAAAATACAGGAACTGCTTGAGAAGAAGGGTAATTTGGAGCAAGATCTAGCATTTTTGGAATCAACGCATCCTTGTGAAATGTGGGTTAATGAACTCGATAAACTATCGCCTGTTAAAGTGAAAATTATGAAAAAAAAAGCAGTATTTAAGAAATAAATGTAAAAAAATAATAGATACTAATAGATAATGTATAGTAGTTACAACTCAGATATGATGTCTAGTGGAGGAGACACTGACACTGATAGCGACTCAAATAATAATAATAATAATAATTGTGGAGAAATTATAGATATGAATGACCTTGAAAATATAAGAGTAAAGAACAATATTCCAATTATAATGAATCAAGATAAATTAGATACTATAGGTGAAATTTTTTTTATTAGTGTAGATAGTAAAGATCGTTTTTTCCAAAGTGGGAATACTACCTTTGATTATAATATTAATTCATTAGGAAAAGTTTATAAAAATGTTGCCGATTTTTCTATAGAAGGAATTGTAATACCTAATTTATATTTAGACCCTTTAAAAGTTCATGGACTTCATACAAACAGTATTATATCTACAAGTAATGCAGCAAATAGTAATGTTATAAGAACAAGAAGAATATCGGATTTAAATTATATTACACTTAAAATAAGTAATTTGTCGGGTAATACTGATGGTTCAAATAACAATATTAGAAAGTCATCAGGTGTATTAGTATTAGATAGAAGTCTTGATACCTCAAATAGTACTGGAACTTATGTAAAAAATGACGGAGATGCTAATTTTATTGAAATAGGCAATAAGTCTAATTCTACATTGGCTGGCATGGATACTAATAATTTAGTTTTTAAACCTATGGAATCATTAAAATTTGAATTTCAAGTTCCAATAGCATCTTTATTTGACTTAAAATTTACAATTTGCGACCCATATGGAAATACATTATCGCTATTAAATGATTACCTTACTATCGACTATATAACTTTAGATAATAATAAATTAGTAATACGAACCAATGAATATTTTTCACCAGATGAGTATAAAGTAGGAGACCACATTTCTGTGTCTAATCTTGTAATAAATACCCCTATTTTAGAAGTTGATAATAATGGATTAGTGCAGTTTTTACAATCCACCATTAAAACACACCCAATCCTTGCTCTTGGAGAAAAAACTACAGATAATGTTAATCCAGATCCATTAAATTCAAGCAATTTATTCAATGTAATTTATACTGGAATAGATTATACATTAAATAAATCTACTGGTGTAATTTCTACAAATGATTTTTCAATAGGTGCTAATGTTGTAAGATTAACAAGTGGAAATCTGATAAATAATAATCTTCAAAATAGTATTTTTATGAATATTAATAGTAAAAGAAACACTAGTGATTTCCTAAAAACAAGAATGATTTAATCCTAATGATTTAAATTTAAAATTTTTTTATATTAAAATTATATATTATGTCAGATTTTACACAACAAAAATACGTAGGAAGGGTCGATGTATCAGACTATAAAAATGGCAGACCATTTCATCTTCATCAAGACCATGGTGTAGGACAAAATAGTGATTTTAGAAATACTCTTCACCACTATCATGAAGAAACCGCAGTTAGTAAATATTTTTTTTCAAGAGATAATATAGACTTGCTACAAAAAGCAACAGTATTTAATGTTAATAAAAAATTAATTAGTGAAAATATAGATGTTCAGATAGGAAAACAATCGGAAGACAATCTTCATGTTGTAATGCGAGCTATTTATTTACAGGAAGCATGCAATAATGATTGTAAATTAAAAGAGCAAATTAAAAAATTAAATGGTAAAGTATTGGAATTTGTAATACCCAATGTAGTTACTAATGTAAGACAGTATGCAGGCTATTTAAGAGATATAAGTAATCCAGTTCCAACTATGGCTAGACCAATTGATGTCAGTAGTAGAAAGAATAATTCTGAGATGCAACCTGATGTAGGATTTGTTTGCTTCTCCGATAAGTAATTTTTTTATTTTTTATATTTAATATTATTAGTATAATGACTAGTAAAACCTTTTCTGATAATACTACCAAAATATGGAATTATGGTCTATCATTTATTTCAATATTAAATATTTTATTTCTTGTAGTTTATTTTTTAAATGAAAAGAAAATGTCCAACTTTAATTTATTCTTATTTATATTAGTAATAAATTATACATTAGCAGGTGCATTTAGAAGTATAAGACCAGTAGTTGAAGGAGAAAGAATATGTCTTTTTAAAAGTAATATTTCAGTTCCATTAGTTACAAGAAGTGTAGCAACTATAGCAGAATTATCCTACATAACATTACTAGTATTAGTATTTAATGGAATAATAAAAAAGGTAATGAAAGTATATCCAAAAAATAAGATTCTTCCAGTACTTCTTCTTGTGAATTTTTTACTTATTGGATTTAATGCCTTAGCACAATTTTCGTGTTGGGTAGGAACAATAACAACCGATAGAATTTGGAATGCTGTTGAAGAAAGTATATGGGCAGGTTCAGGAATAGTAGTTTTATTTATAGCACTTTATCTATTTTGTCTAGTTTCAGGTAATTCTGGGGACAAAACAATAGATATGATAAAATCCTTTTTACCAGTTGTAATAATAATTTCACTTATTTATATAGGCTTTATGATACTTGTTGATGTACCAATGTATATAAAAAAGGCGAAAAATGAAAAACATATAAAAAAACGCGATGTAGAAACAGGAATTAATGAGTTAAAATCTTGTTCTGCTGTGACCCAAAAGATGGAATTTTGGCGTCATGAAATTCCATGGTTATCAGGATATTTTACATTTGGAGTATGGAGTAGTATAGCACTTTTTATTTGGAACAAACGCTTTTTAAAACTCGGTTAAGTAAGAGTATAATTATAACTAAGCAAATAAAGAAAATTGTAATTTCATATTTTAAATAGGGATAATATTCAAATATTCCCCTCCAAAATCTATGCATTCTATATTTAATTCCATTATTATTACCTCCTGGATATGATTTAAAATAGGTTATATTATTTTTATCTTCTTCTGATTCCCAACCAGTAAATGGGAAATTATAAAATATACGTTTTTCAATATCTATTTTTGTATTAAATTCATCTTCAAAATTATAGATACAATAATTTAATGCTTCTTGATCATCTTTTGTATCTAAGTTAAGCATTTTTGAAGTTATTTTTTCTAATTTTCCTGCGTATCCCATATACATCCCCGCATTTGCTATAATAGGATAATCTCCAAATATCTTTTTACTAATAAATTTAAGTGATGGGTCTTTCGAAACTAATAGGTCGCATTTATAGTTTTTAAATTCATCAATAAGACCTTCTATATTTTTGTTAATTATGGTATCAAATCCATCAAGAAAAACTATAATTGTATCTTCTTCTTGTGTCTTAGCATATTCATTAATGGCCTTAATCTTATCCATAAATCCATTCCATTTTTCACCCATTCCTAAAACTGTAATATCTACACTATAATTATTATTAACTAATTTATCAAACATACCTGCCTGATGTGTGGCATAGGTGACAAATTTAATGTTGTCTGGCATATAAATTAATAAAACAAAATTATTCCTTATTATTTCCTTATTAATAATTCTAATAATTCTAATAATTCTAATTTATTGGACAATCATTATAATCTTTCTTAGGATTATCGATTACAACATAATCAACTTTATGACTAGGAATATTAATCTGACTTCCAAAGTTATAATATAAAAATCTCTTTAATCTTCTACCACTATTAACAACACCATATTCTTTTAAAAAATTATTTCTGGGACTAAATTTATTGGTTTCTAACCCATTTTGAATAGAAGTAATTCCTTTACTAATATCAGATTCATCATTGAAGAAAGCACCAGTTTCATGATTTACATATTTCCAACCACCTAAGATATTTTGATTTACTAATACTGGAATATCTGATAAGAGAGCCTCCGTTAATACTCTAGGACTAGCATCTGCCTTATTAGGAACAAATAGGAACTTAGCTTTTCTATAACATTCCTGCATTTCAGAGTAATTCAACATATTAGTTGTATCCATCAATTTATGACACATACCATCAATTTCACAATCTTTTCTTCCTATTAATAATCCTTTAAGTTTAAATTTTTGACACATTACTTTTAAACAACGTTTAGCTAAATCCCAATTTTTATTATATGTAGCCCAATCATCACATTTATCTTTTTTTTGGTCTTGTTTTAAACAAATATACACAAAATCATATACTTTTTCTACACTAGTATCTGGTTTCATTACATTACAATCCATAAAATCAGATTCACTAATTAAAGCAGTTGGAATATGAGAAGGAAAGTAATTTAATGGGTCTTTAAATCCGTGAATCCACCCCTTGCATATCTCCTTGTATTTATATTTTTTATAGTTTTCTGTAAAATTATCAAAAGGATTACTAACAACATTTGGAAATTCAAGATAACTAGATACTCCTATGACTACACAAGAATCTTTTATTTTAAGATATTCATTATAATGATCGTCTCCACTAAATGGTTTTGATATTCCTATAACGTTTAATCGGTTACCATAATTATCATAAAAATTTACTAATGGTCTTTTAACATCTGGTATTTCAGGACTTCCTTGATTATCTTTCTCACCACTAAATCCTTCAATTGTGTTTATACTAAACGGAAAATAAAATAATTTTTTTATTAATAGAGTTAAAAATATAAGAACTGCTAGAATAAAAATATTTTTCAACATTCTAATTATTATAATACAAGAATAAAATAATTATTATAATACAAGAATAAAATATTTATTAATAATATATAATATATAATGAATACTTTAGTTCAAAATTTATTAGTAGCACTTTTTGCCGTAAATGCCTTATTCTGGGGATTAATGCCACACAAAGTTCATTGCGAATTAGTTTCTACATTTTCAAAAACCTGCCCCCCACATAGCGTTCATCTTGTAATGGGACTTGTAGCTTTCCTTTTAGCTGTTCTTGTAGCTCAATGGGACTATTTCACTAAAAAATAAATTTTCTCATTAATTAATAACAAATGAAATTATCTAATAACGTAAAAGCTTTTTTATTAGGAGTTGTCGCTTTCTTAGCACTAGATGCAGTCTATTTAGGTTCAACAAGTAATATGTGGAATCAATTATTAGTTCGAATTTCAGGCGAAAAAATACAAATGAGAATAGGATACGCAGTTGCATGCTATGCTCTTATAGTTTTTTCTTGGTATTATTTTATTTATTTACAATACCGAGAACACAAAAATATAAAAAAATCAGTAATTACAGCGGCCATATTAGGTTTCTGTATTTATGGGATTTATGAATTAACCAACGCCGCCATTATGAGAAAGTGGGAACTTAAGTTTGTTGTTATGGACACCACTTGGGGAAGTATTCTCTATAGTTTGGTCACCTACTTCACTCTCAGTCTTTTGAATTAATTTTTTTTCTCTATCTTCACACTTACTAGTATTGGTAGTATTATCATCATCCGATTCATATATAAATAATTCTGACATTTATTATTTATTAATAATCATTTCTTTAATTAATTTTTTTTACAATTTTTCCAAGGAGCACAACTACTTCTCATTGTGAAACCTCGAACTGGTCCATTAATGCATCTTTTTTTAGTGAATCTTCTACCTTTAATTTTAAAAATTTTATTGTCTCCAGTTCTTGTACAAGTCACTGTTTTTTTTCCTGATTTACAGCAATTAATTACGCGAGCGCCAGTCTTAGAAGTCTTAGTCTTAGAAGTCTTAGTCTTATTAGGTAATTTAATCTTTTTAACTCCATATTCGTCTAAAACGTGTTTGTCTATCTTATAACTATTTCTTTTTAATAGGACACTTCCTAATCTAGCATAAGCCCAACTATGAGCAGTTTGATTTGGTCTTGAACCGCCGCTGTAATATGCTCCCATTCCTTTTTTTATGATTTTTTTTAATGCTCCAACAGGAACACCCGTTGCCTTTTCCACAGCTTTTAAATCATTAATCATTACACCATATTTCTTTTCAAAATCAACTACATGTCTTGATTTTTTACTTTTAAAAGATTTAAGAGGTGGTCTAGGAACATAAACTCCTTTTTTATATCCCTTTCTTGATTTTTTTAAAGCATTTAGTTGTCGTTTCTTATCTTCTCGCGAAAGTCCAGCCAAATATTGTTTTGGAATTTTATAGTTCATTTAGTATTAGTATTAGTATTAGTATTAATATAGAAATTTAATGTAATTTAAATTGTTTTAAATGTGACCTTTTATGTTTATCTCTACAAATTTTACCATACATACATCTGCGTCCTTCCAATACTTCTATTAACCAAACTGGAATATTTAGTCCTTGATGTTGTTTAATATCACTAAAATTAACTATATCTCCAGTCTGTAATTGCCATAAATCTTTTATTATTCTTTTTTGTTTTTTTAATGGAAGTTCCATAAAATCTTTTTTAAGTTTTCCTAGTTTTCTTATTGATAAGTCTCCATTTTTTTTTGATATAGTATTTAAAAATAATTTATACTTTTTTGTAGATTTTATTACTGTTTTTTCAGTAGATGGTGACGCATTAAGTTCTTTAGATAATAATGCAAAAGCATCAAGTGGTTTTATTTCACTTGTCATTTCACTTGTCATTTCACTTGTCAT